GTAAATTCTCATTGACTACTAACCTATTTAATTCTAATACATTATTTCTCCATTTCTTACCACAAACATTATCACATAATTCCTTTGATATAGGATTGCCATATGTACAAACTCCAATCAGCTTGTCATCATCATATAAACCAAAAGAATATCTAATACTAGGTATACGTTTTGCATAATGCTTATATTTTAACCATTCCTTTGTTTGTTCTTTATGAATTGATCTGATTATATATTTTTCTATTTGTGACATTTTTATATATTTGCAAATGCGTAGTCGTAAATCTACGAAAAAAGTTACAAACTTCAATAGAGATATTGTTGGTTCAGGTAAATTATGAATTTTGTTTTTCTCTAGGGGAACTTTTTCTTTTCTTTCTTTTACCCTTTTCTTTCTTTTCTTTTACTTTAATAACTTACGTATAATATCTTTATAATACATAAATTCATTAAGTGCTAATAATCTAGCACTAACACTTTCATAATCTTCTATTTCTTTTTCATATTCAATTGTAGCTTTTACATTATTTATATCAATGCCATTAATAAAATCATTCCACAATTGACAATAAATTTCAAATTGTCTATGATTCATCTTTTTTTACCTTGACCTATATATTTTTTTTTGTAACCAGGTTGACCTTTAGATGCGTTTTTAGAATGAACTCCAGGTCTTTTCTTTTTTTTTGGTGGTATATATATAGTTACTTTAGGTCGTCTAGGCATTACTTACTTATTGATCTAAACTTTTCTGCACCTCTTGAACCAAAGTATGCTACATAGACTGTGATTAATAATGATTTTAATAAATCAATCCAACCAGTATCGACACTAAACTCTAAACCACTAGAATCAACAAAGATTAACAATACCATAGATATAGTTAAGAATATTAATGCCATAGGTCTAGTATTTTTACTTAACCAAGAATCTGATTGCATATCACTAGACCACCTTTTTGATACTTCTTGCATCTCAATAGTATCTTGATTTAATAATGCTAATGCTTTTTCTTTATCTTCAGGTGGTAAAGTTTCGTCTTTACTAATTAAGTTTTTTACAACACCAAACACTCCATTGTCTGGTAATACATCACCTAATGAATCTATTATAGAAGATCCAGCACCACTTAAAAACTTACCTACTTTAGTGTCTTTTAGTTTTTTCTTACTCATATTACCATATATTTACTTTTACCATTTTCTTTATATGCTTTAAGACATCTATTTCTATTTTCATCTTTACTTACATAAGAAATATGAACCCAATTAGGATTATTGTCATCTCCAAACTCCCAAATCATTTGGTCAAAATCTAAATTTTCCCTAATATATTTAAACATTTGTGCATTAGTTTTATGTCCAAAAGTATCATCTATATCTATTGCTCTACCTTGACAATGTTGAGATTTTGTACTACCACCTATTGCTTTATTTAATTCGTCAGATCTAAAGAAAGAATTTATTTTGATAGCACCACCTACCCAATCTCTTAAAGGTTCAAATATATTTTGTGCTACTCCACACATATTTGTTAATTGATATGCACTTGGTGTGTTATCAATGTTTAATCGTAAAGCAGTATTAGAACGAGTAGCTTCTTCAAAACTAATATGTTTACTTATACGATCCATTATTACATTTTAATTTTCTTCAACCAAGCGTTCCACTTAGCTGATACGTAATGGTTAAACGTTTCAAATTGATTTGCTAACCATCTTAGTATTCTTACCATAATTTATTTTTTTTCTAAAAGTTGTATTATTTTAATAATTGTATAAACTAACGTTGCAATTATTAGGAGTGATTGTAGTGCTTCGTTTATTTGTGATATTGTTATTATATAAACAGCAACTCCTAATATCGTTGGTTCAAACCCATTCATTATTTCTTATATTTATTTATAATAGATTGTATGCTATCTAATCTAACACTTATTTTCATAGTTAATCCTGCTTCAAATTTAGCAACTGGACTACCATCTTTATATATCATTATTGTAGGTACTGATTTAATTGATCTTTTTATTATATCTTTTTGATCTTCAACGTTTGCATATTGAACTTTAGTATTTTTTAATTTATCTAATCCATTGTATGAATTTTGACTATTCCATTTATAATTAAAATGAACAGTAGTCATATCTTGTCCATAACTAAATACACTAAACAATAATGCTAATATTAATATTCTCATTCTTTTATTATTATTTCATATAGTTTTTCATCTATCTTGTCTAACTTTTCTGAATTAGCATCAACCTTTTCTTCAGTAGATATAATAGTTTCTCTTATTAGTTGATCTTTCAGATCATACTCTGTTCTTGACACCTCTGGTTCCGGTAAAGCCTTAGCTTCTTCGATGTCAGCTTGCAGCGAATACCACATACCGACCACTGTTACTACTACAGCACCTAACGTAATTAAGTTCTCAACGCTTATGTTAAATTTCTTTTTCTTTATCTCTTCTAAATCTAAATCTGCCATAATTATTATTTTATAAATTTACTAAAAACAATATCTAATTCTTTCTTGAAAAATGGGAATTGAAACCTATTACAATCACAAGGTTGGAAACCACTACTAAATAATTTATCGTGTAATAACCAAAAACCCTCATATGCATAAATATCTTCGTTTTCGAAATTATCGAAGTTATCTATAAAATCTTGATAAAACTCTTTATCTTCTTCTGTTACTTTTTTCTCGAATAAATTCATAATATTAAATTTTAACCACCACTTGCATTATATTGATTAGATGTTGCACCCCAAGCTGCACAAGGTGTTACGGCTGTTTGATAAACACCTCTATTACAATCCATATAACTTGTTCCATTTACATTATAATTAAAAGATGAACTTGTACCACTTCCTGGATAATAACAATTATCACAAGAATTATTTGATACAACATTACCACTATTCCAAGAACCTAAATTCCAACCACCTGGATTAATTCTTTGTATTGTTCTAGCAGTTTCAGTATTATTTGAATTATAATAATATTTATAAACTCTTATATAACCTCTTACAGCAACATAAGAACCTGAATAATGTGCCCGAATATTATTTACTTTCATTCTATTTCCTTGAGTCATTACTTCATAATTACAATTTTGTACACCACTTCCACTTGAACTTCCTTTATCACAATTTCCAAATGTAGTCCAACCTAATTGAGAATGATTATATTGACTTCTATCATATTGAGTAGAATAATATTGTGAATGAACAACAGATGAACCACCTATAACTTCAAATTCGTGATAACCACCTTGTGTACTTACTGAATAGTTAATTGGTGTTGATGTTGTTGAACTTTGTGTACCACCTCTTGATTCTCCAACTGCGTTAACAGCAAATGCTGTTGCATAATATGTTGTTGATTGATTTAATCCACTCATTGTTCTATTAAAAGAACCAGTTGTACCACTTACTGTGTATTTACCATTATTTGCATAATTACTACTTGTACCAAAATAAAATCCTCTTGACGTTATGGTAGCACCACCATCAGATGTAACATTACCATTAGCAACCATTGAAGTTACACTTACACTTGAATTAGAATTTGTATTAACACTTGGTGCTGTTGCATTTGCTGTGTTTTGTGTAATTGTTGATCCTCTACCCTCTCCTATTGAATTAGTTGCATAAGCTGTAATATAATAAGTTTGATTGTATGTTAAACCAGTTTTATTTAAAGTAAAAGTTCCAGTTCCACTACCACCAACACTTGTTTTTGTATTGTTAGCATAATTAGAATCTGTACCTATATAAAAACCTCTATCAGTTATACTAGCACCATTATCACTAGTAGCATTTCCATTAGCTGTAAAACTAGAAGCTGTAACACTTGTTGCTGCACTTGTAGTTACACTTGGTGCAGAAACACTTGAGTAACCATAGAATTCACTCATAGTATCAGGTTCTGTAAAACCAGCACTATTTGATAACGTTCCTAAAGAAACATCTGTTCCTGTTGCACTTCCATCAACTTCTAGTGCTATATCTCCTCTTAATCTTAAAGCCCCTGAACTAGGTACTGCCATAATTATTTAATTTATTTTGTTAAACTGCATTCATTTCAAGATACTCTTGTTGTGAATTTAAAACTTCGTAAGCATATTGCATTATATTTTGAGATGTAAACTCTTCCGAATCTAAATCTATCGGTTCCATTTCTGACCAATCTAAAAATTCAACTGGATTTCCACTATCAAAATCAGCGTGTTCTTTACTTCTATAAATATCATATAAAATATTTAGATAAAAAGTTTTTTCAGTATCACCAGTTGTAGGGTGATGAACTTTAGGTGTTTGATGAAATCCACAAGCTCTTATCTTTAAATAAGCGTCATCATAAGTTCTATCTTCATCAATTACTTGTGTTTTTGGATAAACCATTACAGTTTCAGTTGTTCCCCTTTTATCGTAATCTTCGTGATCTTCTGGAATGTCATCTACATAAGTTCTTGTTTCTTCAATCATTTCAGCATCAGTATCTTCGATCATTTTATACCTTGTTATTTTACCTTGTAAAGCCATAATTAATTATTTTTACATTCTTTTTTACACTCACACTTATCTAATCTACTAGATAATTCTTTTACTGATTCAATTAACAAACCAACTAGACCATTATAATCTACAGTTTTAAATGTATCAGATCCATCAAGTGTGTTTTGTTCTTTTATTAATGATGGTAATACTTTTTCTACATCTTGTGCTATAATACCACCACTAGCTTTTCCATTAGATTTATAATTAAATGTTACACCTTTTAATTGTTTTACTTTATCTAATGCACTATCAATAGTTTCTACATTATCTTTTAATTTTTCATCAGAAGATATTACTGTAGAATATGCTACCACATCTCCCTCTACTTGTAAAGTACCACTATCTTGTAATCGCATATCTTCGCTACCATCAATAAAGAAACTAATTTTGTCTGATAAAACTGTGATATAATCATTTGTATCTAATCCTATTTGTGATACTAGACCTCTTGAATCTAATGAAGCACCATAACTTACTGTGTTACCCATACCACTATGAGCTGTACAATAAGTGTATAATGTTGGTGTATCTTGCTCTGTTGTTATTTGTGTATATGCACCAGCATTACCAGGAGTTCCAACAACTGTTACATTAGTTGAATAAGCTGATCCCCCACTATGTGTACCACCTTGAGTTGTACTAAATCTTAATGGGTGAGTTGCATTAGAATTATCACTTTGGTCAAATCTATATGTTTGACCTTTAGATAATGTTATTACTTGATTAGCACCATCATAATAATATTTATTTCCTGAACCAGGATTTACAACTGTAATTGCTATGTTTGTATATATAACATCAGTTGTATCGTTAATTTTTATATCAGCTAAATTTGTTAATGCAATAGTATCGTTTGCAATTTTTGCACTTGTCACAGCACCACTACCAATTGTAGCAGTACCACCACTAACACTAACGTCACCACTTAATGCTAACGTAGAACCATTACCAAATAGCGTATATACTTCATTGAAGTTTGAGTTTGTTGATTGCATTGCGGTTCTTAATGGATCAC